AATGGTGTATTCCAAGAATAAAGCATGTCTCCCAATAAAGCGGAGAAATTTTAACGCCCCTTACTATTATTATATCATGGATAAAATCAAAGCAGAATACATTTGGTTGGACGGTACAGAACACATGCCCCGCCTTAGAAGTAAAACCCGAATCATCGAGGCTTCGGGCGAAGTCCCTGAATGGGGGTTTGATGGCGGGAGTACTTATCAAGCTGATAACGAGAACTCAGACCTAACTCTCAAGCCTGTAAGGGTTTACAAAGACCCGTTTCGCGAAGAAGACGATGTCCTCGTTTTGTGTGAGGTGTATGTCCCAGAAACAGGGCTACCCCACGATAGCAATACGCGCGATGCGTTGTTGGACATGCCTGTAACAGACGCTCCTCTATTCGGATTTGAACAGGAGTATACTTTATTTAACGGTAAAATGCCCATCGCATGGATGTATAACGAGATGCCAGAACCACAAGGAGATTATTACTGCGGTGTCGGTAATCGGGTTGTCTACGCTAGAAATATGGTAGAAGACCATTTAGTTAAATGTCTGAAGGCTGGAGTGGATATCTACGGGATGAATGCTGAAGTTATGCCTTCCCAGTGGGAGTTTCAAACCACCGCCAACGACCCCCTCAAAGCTGCTGACGACCTGTGGATGGCTAGGTATATCCTAGAACGTGTAGGGGAAGCTTTCGGCTGTACTATTTCGTATGCGCCAAAGCCTCTTGCTGGAGAATGGAATGGTGCTGGATGCCATACCAATTTCTCAACCAAACCCATGCGAGAGGGCTGGGATGCCATTCAGACAGCTATTAAGCGCCTTAAGAAGCGTCATGAGGTTCATATGCTATGTTACGGGGCTGACAACGAAGAACGCATGACAGGCGATTGTGAGACGTCTGACATCACTAAGTTCACGGTGGGAGAAAAAGACCGCTCTTGCAGCATTAGAATCCCCGCTGGTGTGTCCCGAGACAGGAAAGGATATATCGAGGACCGTAGACCAGCCGCTAATATTGACCCCTATCTCGTTTGCACTAGGATACTTAAGTCGGTATGCTTAGACCAGGACTAAGCGAACATGATAGAAATGAAGCACTTCGGCTTCTAACCGAGGTGTCTCGTACTATAACAAGCATAGGGGAAATTACCTTAGTAGACCATAAGGTAGACGGACGCTACGTAAATTTAATCTTTGACATTGGAAAAATAAAACAGGAGCTACATAATGCTAACAGTAACAGACGGCGGAACCCATGATTGGGAAAACATGCCACTTGACGACATTGCCTTTGGTAATGCTATGGACTGCGATTTTACTCTTCGGTCCTTTAAGAAAATGCGTCGCGAGATGGAGAGTAAGCAAGTCGACCTAGTATATGATAACCTTCTGAAGTCTATTCTTGTAACTGCGTCCACTATAGAGAACAAAGGAATCTTAGTTGATACCGAGTATCTCGATGAAATAGATGAGATTCTAAAAGATGAAATTGAGGATATAAAAACGAGGCTTGCGACCCTCTCTCCTGTTTCTGACCTTAACCCCAACTCAAATTTAGAGTTGGCGGGCATTCTGTTCACGTCTGCGGGGTTTGATTTGCAACCTGTTTCCTTTTCGGAGAAGACTAAAACACCTCAAATATCTGAACAACACCTACTCAAGGTTAAGGCTAACACGGACTCTGACGATGCTGTTGAGTTTATTGAACTCTTATTGAAGTATAAGTTCCGTGTTAAACAACATAAGACATACGTGAACGGTATCAGGGATGCAATCACATACAACGAAGACGGACGGGTCTACTCCAGCTACAACTTCGGTACAGTAGTTACGGGTAGACTATCCTGCTCTACGTATACAGTAGGACCTAAAAAGAAAAAAGGCATCTCTTTCCATACTTTACCTAGACCTGACGAAAATGATAATATCAATCTAAGAAGGCTCATGATTCCGGACGGGGAAAAGGTCTTCATCGCAGCCGACTTCTCACAGGCTGAGCTTCGTATGCTCGCACAATGTTGTCGTGACGAAAGCCTTATCGAGGCATTTAATAGCGGAATGGACTTACATAAGTTTACAGCCTCTATGGTGTTTGATAAGCCTATTGACGATATTACTAAGCAAGAAAGACAAATTGCCAAGAGCGTAAGCTTCCTTATTGTGTACGGGGGAGGACCCCACAAACTATCTGAACAGATTGGAAAGCCTGTAGGTTACTGTAAAAGTATCTTTGCGGCATACCAGGAATCGTTCCCTAAGGTTTTTCAATGGATTAATGGAGTTCATAAGTTTGTCCGGGAGAATGAATACGCGGTAAGCCCTTTCGGACGCCGTAGACACCTCTCTAACGTGAAGAGCCCTAACCGCAAATACCAGTACAGAGCCCTGCGGCAAGGTATGAACTTCATCATTCAGAGCTCAGCTTCAGACTTGATGTTACACTCTATTAAACGATTACAGAAGTATATCGAGGCTGCGGGAGTTAGCGCAGAGATTTTAGCGACTGTACACGACTCTGTGGAGTTGCAGTGCGATAAAGAGGATTTGGACAAAGTACTAGAGTTGCTGAAGTTTTCTCTTACAAATACAGAAGATTTTAAAGATAATTATGGATTAGACTTTGTTGTTCCGTTTGAGGTAGATATCGAGGTCGGACATTCCTTCGGAGACGGTAAGGAGGCTAAATTTACTCCTGAAGGACGACTAACGAATTTAACAGAACTTTATGAATACATCGAGAATAAGTAAGGTAGTAATTCTAACAGACCTTCACCTAAGGTCGGATTACATGCCTGGATTTTTGGATGCCCAAGTTGAAACTTTGCTCCATTACGCTAATAGGAAGCCGTGCTCACACGTCGTTATAAACGGCGATGTTTTTGAGAGAAGGAATCCTACTGGGGAGGAGCTTTTAGCTTTTAGGAAAGTTCTGGACGGCATTAAGTGCAACAACATTATTGTAAACAGGGGGAACCATGACACGCTACGCAAAGATGGCTCGTCGGAGACGGTCCTTAGTCTATTTTCAGACAAAGCGAAGATTATTACAGATACAGAGACAGTTAGAATTGGAACAATCGACTTCGACTTCATCCCCCACTACGAAGATGAAGACAGAATCATCCAAGACTTAAAGAAAACGAATAATCCAGTATTTGGACACTTCGGTTTTGATGGTTGCGTATCTAACGGTCACTACGCGTATGAAGCGCGAGTGAAGAAATGGCATTTCAAAAAGAAACCTTTTGGTTTCCTAGGACATATACACAAACCTCAAATTTATAATAATGTGGTTATTATGGGTACGCCCTATTCTAATACCTTCGGAGAAGCCAACGCTCAAAAGTTTATTCACGAGCTGGTGATTCGTGACCAAGAGATAGAACTTGTTAAAAAGCCCATCGACAGAGGTATTAAACACATAGTAGGAACGGTAGACCAGCTACCAGCGCTAGCTAAGAAGCATAGGTTCGACAGCTTCTACACGATTCTACGGGTTAAGTTGGATAAGCTGGACTCATACACAGAAGAGCAGTTAAGGGATAAGTTATTTGCTCAGTACCCTATAAAACATTTAGAGTTAGTATTCGAAGATGTCTTGCCTAAATTTGAATCAGGTTATGTTCCTGAGAACCGTATTTTTAGTTTAGACGAGAGTGTTATAAATCAATACATATCCGAAAGCGATACTGTGTTTTCTAGAGAAGATATAATGGGAGCTTTGGAGGAGATTAGAGATGAAATTAAATAAAATTGAGATTCATAATTTTCTTTCGATAAAGGAAGCTGCCATAGATTTTGATTCGTATGGAAATTTGGTCCGCATTGTAGGAAAGAACTTTGATACAAAGCCGAGAAGTTCTAACGGGGCTGGTAAGAGTTCTATTATTGAGGCGGTTATGTTTGCGTTGTTTGGGAAGACAATACGAAAGACAAATGATAAAAGTTTAAAGAATTATCATACAAAAGGTAAGTGCCGCGTTGTTCTTACTGTTAACGGGGATACAGTCATAGAGAGAATTAAGAAAGCTCCTATGTTGTCCGTGACGGTAGCAGGAGAAAACTGTACACAAGATTCCATACAAGCTACTCAGAAATACCTAGAGAAGTTTCTTAACATTAACCATAATGTGTTCCTAGCCTCCATCGTATTTGGACAACAGAACAACACGTCATTTTTAACGGCAACGCCCGACGAGAAACGTTCTATTATCCAGAGTTTCCTGTCAGTCAAAGACTTATTCCAGAACAGGTCCACGATTAAATCATTAAAGACTAAGTATTTAAACGAAAAGAAGATTAATCTGACCTTACATAATGATGGATTAACTAAAATTGAAAGGTCGCAAAAGAAGATTAAAAAGCTTAAAGGCATGCAAAAGCAGGCTAAACAGTTTTTAGCGTCTGATAAAGCTAAGTTTATTTTCGCTCACACGTTCAGTGAGATACAAGAGGCTGAAAGGTTGTTCCACGAGAAAGACGTAGAGTATGAACAAGAACAAGCTAGCCTTACCGCTAATAGAGCTCGTATCAATCAAACAAAAAAAGTTATTCTGCAAATTAAGGATACAGACTGTGAGCACTGTGGTAAATTGTCCCGCGCGAATTGGAATAATACACAAGACCTAGCAGCTAAAGTTGAGAAATGGGAAGAAGAAGATAGAGAGAAAGTAAAATATCTTCGTCAACTAGGAAAAGAAGTGGATGCGTTAGCTATACCTGTATCTGCAGAAGACTTTGAACTCATTGAAAAGCTTAAAGCTGTAGATACTGAAATTAAGATTTTAGGCAAGCAACTCAGAAACGAGAAGGGTCGTGTGAGGAAATACGGAGAGCTATCAGTGGCTGCTCAGAAGCGGTACGATTTGATGAGGTTTTGGGAGCACGCGTTCTCCGAAGCGGGACTTATTAAGTATATCATACGAAATGTCCTGGAGTATTTTAATGAGCGGTGCAACTCGTACCTCAGCACTTTGACAAAAGGAAATTTTATGATAAAGTTCGATGATACTTTGAACGAGGTCATCTATAATAATGAAGTCGGAGCGCATTACGATTCCTTGTCTGGAGGAGAGAAGAAGCGGGTATCCTTGGCTGTAATGCTGGGGCTTAATGACCTACTGCTTCTAACCGGAAAGGACAGGTCCAACGTAGTATTCTTCGATGAGGTAGCGGAATCTTTGGATGCTGATGGAGTGAAAGGGCTAATCGAGCTGATTCACCAAGTCTCGGAGCATAAGAAACTGTTCTTAATAACCCACAATGAATATCTCACGTCTTTAGTCGAGGAATATTCAGAAACATTAACGGTAACAAAACGTAATAACATTACCAAAATCACTAAATAAAAGGCAAAAAAGAAAATGGCATTAATCCCAAATGGAAATAGAGTAATCGTGCAGAGAAAAACTGCAGAAAGCGAGACCGCTGGCGGTATTATTATCCCCGGAGCGGAGGAGAAGAAGTTGAATGAAGGCGTAATTGTTGCCGTGGGTCCGGACTGTAAGGACTACATGGTAAACGGTGAATATGTAATTTTTGACGCCTTTGCAGGCAAAGAAGTCCATCACGAAGGTGAAGACTACGCAGTGTTGGAGGAAGATGATATTGTTGTTTTCGTGAGAGGAGCGGAAGGAGCTGAGGTATAATGGGGTTTGAAATACCTAAAGACTCCCTATCCGAAACTATCTTTATGGATAAGTACGCATATCCGGGAGAGACCTCTTGGAAGGAGCTTTCTAAAAGGGTGGCTCGCCACGCTTCAGACCCTGAGTTCCCTGAGAACCGGGAGAAGATTGAGACCAAGTTTTATGAGGCAATTAATTCAGGAGATTTCTGTCCGGGCGGACGTATTTTGTTTGGTTCTGGTAGAAGTAAGCAGAATCTTTTGAACTGTTATGTCCTAGACCCAGAAGACTCAGTAGAGAGCATCGGAAAGGTTATCTCGGATATGTACAAAATATCTTGTGGAGGAGGTGGAATAGGGTTTAACTTTTCCAAGATTAGACCTAAAGGGGATGACATTCAGAATATTAAGAACTCTGCACCGGGCTCTATATCCGTGATGAGGATGATTAATGAGATTGGCAACCATGTACGCGCAGGTAAGAACCGTCGCACGGCACTAATGTCCATACTCAGTATCACTCACCCCGATTTTCTAGAATTTCTAAAAGTAAAATTAGACCGTAAGGAGCTTACCAACTTTAATATCTCTGTAGCTATCACCAAGCCTTTCTTGGAAGCTGTGGAAAAAGACGAAGAGTGGTACTTTACTTTCGGAGGTCGTCAGAATAAGTATTACGTTTACGAGGTAGACCGTGCATCGACCGCAGGGGTAGCGCCTCTTAACCACACTATTGAAGTTGTGGCTAAGTCGGAAGAGGATGCTATTGGTCGTGCGGAATTACACCACTTAAGTCACCATGACGATACTTTTGCCAATGCAAGGAAAAAAGAAATTCGTGCTAGGGACTTATGGACCACTATTGTGGATAACGCAATTGAATCCGGAGAACCCGGTATTTTTAACATTGATTTTGCAAATGAATACACTAACGTTTCTTACTTTGAGCACATGCCTTCTACTAACCCCTGTGGGGAAGAAGTTCTTCCAGCATACGGTAACTGTTGCCTTGGTCATGTCAATCTTGCTAATATGGTTGACCTTGACGGCAACGTGGACTGGCGTAGGATGGCTCGTACGATTCGTACGGGCGTGCGGTTCTTGGATAACATCCTTACCGTCAACCATTTTCCAATTGAAGAATGTAATGAAGCTGGAACCCGAAGTAGACGTGTCGGCTTGGGAGTTACCGGTCTTCACTACTTCCTCATCAAAGCGGGATACAAATACGGGTCTGAATCGTGTCTTGAATTCCTGGAACGGTTATTCGCAACGATAAGAAATGAGGCGTATAAAGCATCCATGTATCTTGCGAGGGAGAAAGGAAGTTTTGCCGCTTATGATTGGGGTAAATTAAAAGATGAGAAGTTCTTTAAAACGTTACCTTCCAGGATACGCTCTGACGTTAAGAAGAATGGGTTGAGAAATGCCGTCCTCCTTACTGTTGCTCCAACTGGAACTATCAGCATGGTACTCGGAGTCTCCACTGGTCTTGAGCCGATATTTGCCCCTGTCTACAAACGTAGGTGGCGCACTGGCACTGATGGCGTCTGGAATGAGACTCATGTCATCGATAATCTATTTAAGCAGCTATATCTTCGTGGAAGAGACATTTCTCACTGTGTGGGTGCGTATGATGTTACTCCGGAAGAGCATATTAAGGTACAGGCGGTTGTACAGTCGTATATTGATTCGGCGGTTTCAAAGACGTGTAATTTGCCGTCGGACTACAAGCCAGAAAACTTGTACGACGAACTCTTGACGTATGCTAATGATATGAAAGGGTTTACGTTCTATCGCGCAGGGTCTAGAGGTAACGAACCTTTAGAAGCTGTTGATATTAGCAGTATAGACCTAGATAACTTAATAACAAAAGGCAAAATTTCCGCTGAATCTAGGTCTGTAGATTCGTGCAAAAATGGAGTCTGCGAGCTATAATAAACTATGCCAACTTACATGTACTACTGCAAGAAGTGCGATGCCAACTTCGACAACATCAGCTCATACGAGAAGATGAAGAAGGAGTTGACGTGTCCGGAGTGCAGTAAGAGAAGGTGCCCGCGCTCTTATGATATGAGTAAGTGCAGAGGTCCCAAAGCGGGGGTTTTGGTTAAAGGCGGAGGAACTCCTAAGTTCTACCATACCGGTGAGGCACGCGCCAAAAGCGAGCACCGTTGGATGGAAAATCAAATTGACGCCACGAAGGAAGCTCTTCAGTTTAAGAAGGGCGCAAGCCCCTATTCTAGTTACAAACTAAATAATGAAGCTTTGGAAAAATCAGGTGTCGCGAAACGGGTCACTGGTGACGAAGCTAAAGACAGAAAGAAAACCGCGCATAAACGTAACCTAAGGGCAGCAGAGTCTGCCAACAAGGAAATGTCGCAACTCGACAAAGACCACATAAGCGGGCAACAAGGAAATGTCGATAAAAAGAACTAATTACACTGGATACACAAAATTTAAAATGGATGGAATACTAATTAATAACCGTTCTGATAATCCCAACCCCGAATACGCTACAGAAGGCTCTGCAGGATTCGACATACGGGCTGACCAGGACATCATTATACCACCCGGAGAAACCGTGGTGATTGGCACTGGGCTATATTTCGCAGTACCTCAAGGATTTGAGGCACAAATACGAATGCGCTCTAGTTTGGCTATACGGGGATTGACTATCCCAAATGCTCCTGGAACCATCGATTCGGATTACCGAGGCGAGGTTAAGGTTGTAATGCATAATATGAGCAAACAAGGTTACGTGGTTGAACACGGAGACCGTATCGCGCAAGTCGTTGTAGCGCCTGTAGTTAAAACTACACCATATTTTCTTTCTAAAAAAGAGTTCCTAGACGTCTCTCTTATGACTATAAGAGGTGAAGGGGGATTCGGTTCAACAGGAAGAAACTAATGGCATATCAATTTCAAGATTCAATTCAACGAGGGTTACTTTATCTGGCAAAGTCAGAGGAGAACTTTCTGGTACAGGTGATGCCTATGGTGAAGGCGGATTACTTTGAGTTTCCGTCCCATCAAAAGTTTTACTCGATTATTAAGGACCATTATCAAGCATACCGCGCCCTTCCTTCGGATGACCAAATCCTAGAAGAGGCTAAAGGGCTTAAAAGCGATAACGAACTTTTAGCTGACTTCAGAGATGAGTTAGACGCTCTTAACAGCGTAGACGAGAAGTCTATTCAAAATGAAGAGTACTACTTGGATTTGGTTGAGGAGTTCGCCAAGGAACAAGCCTTAAAGGACGCTATTATAAATTCTTTGGACCTTTTGAAAAGCAAGAAATTTGGAGAAATAGAAGCCGAGTTCCGCACTGCTCTTACTATTAGCAGAGATGTTGATTTAGGGTCCGACTACTTCACAGGTATTGAGGAACGATGGAACCGTATTAACAGTTCTAGTTTAGATGTTCAGTACCGGACGCCCTTCGGAACTGTCAACGAACAGCTTGAGGGAGGGTTATGCTCCAAAGAGCTTGCTATGGTTGTAGCTCCTCCAGGAGTGGGTAAGTCTTTGTTCTTAGCTAATCAAGGGGCACGTTCTGTCTTGGACGGAAAGAACGTTCTATACATCTCCTTGGAAATGGCGGAAGACAGGGTCGCCCAACGGTTCGACAGCATTTTCACACGTATCCGACAAAAGGAATTAGCGGGGAAGGTGGGTACACTGAAAGAGCGGTTAGAAGAAATTTCAGACGCCGTAGATGGAAGAGGGAAGCTTAAGATTAAGGAGTTCCCTACGAAGCGTTTAACTATCGCTGCTCTTAGGGCTTACTTAAACCAATTACAGAACTACGAGGACTTTGTACCTGACGTTCTTATTATTGATTACTTAGAACTGCTGACGACGGACGCACAGCTCGCAGAGTATTCCGCGCAAGAAAGACTAGCACAGGAACTTCGGGGCATTGCCGTAGAGAACAATCTGTTAGTATGGACAGCCACACAGACAAATCGTGAGGGTAGGAAAGTAAACATTATCACTGACGCCGAGCTAGCAGATTCTTACGGTAAGATTCGTGTCTGCGACTTGGTATTTTCAATCAATCAATCCGAGCAAGAGTTTGATGAATCTAAAGCGCGTTTGTACATTATGAAATCTCGTAACGGCAAGGCTAGGTTTATTGTTCCTGTTAGGATTAACTACTCAACATTAGTAATATCACAAGAAAATGGCATCTAAAAAACTAAAACTAAAAATTAGAGAACACCCTAGCACGTTGTATATTGGGTTTAAGAAGTTCGATATCGTACAGGAATGTTTATCAAAGGATAGCCTGTATGGATGTGTAGAATTCCCTAAAGCAAAAATAACAATCGACCCTAATCAGTCAGACGTTGATTACAAGGGAACGTTATTACATGAAATTTGCCATGTAGGTTTTGATTTGTTTGGCTTGGGTGATGATGATGAAATGCCCCAAATGGGAAATGAGTACCTTACTACTGTAACAAGTAATATGTTTCAAATGTTAGTAGGACTAAACAAAGAACTTTTTGATTTTATCTTTAGTGAAAATGAGTGATTCCGGACCCGACATTAAAAGTGTATACGATGCTTTGGAAGAATCCTATATGGAAATTACAAAGAAGTATATCAGCATTAACGAATCTAATTTTCAAGATAAGATGGTAAGGCACCCTTCTATCTTCGCTTTCTTTGGAGGCATATTAGCATACGCTAAAAAAGAAGTAGAACGAGTAGACACTTTGTTTGAAACACGAGAAGCAGAGATTAGAGAAGAAAGGCGAGAGGAGCTATCCTCCTCTGGAAAGAAAGTAACTGACCGTGCGTTGGACGCCTACCTCCGCACTGTCCCTGAGCTGCAAACCCTAAAACAGGGCGTGATAAGAAAATCTTACAAATTTAATTTAGCTAAGAATATTCTGTCCAGTTTGGAGCATCAGAAGGATATAATAATACAACTGAGCGCTAACCGCCGTGCGGAAGCGAAACTAATTGAACAACTGTAAAAAAATAAAATGGTAAATTTAAACGAACTACGTAAAAAATACGAACAAATTAATAATCCTGGAGGAGGTGGCAACACTGATTTCCTTAGCAAGTTTTTTATGATGGAAGAGGGCACATCTGTTGTCCGTGTTCTTCCTTGGAAAGACGATAGCCAAGAATTCTACACCGAAACCGCAATTCACCGATTGGATGATAAGAACTACCACTGCCCCCGTGTTAAGGGTGGTAAGTGCCCCGTGTGTGATACATACTACGATTTGTGGAAGCAGATTAATGTTATCGGTAAGGAAACACCTGAAGGTAAGGAGCTAGCTGAGTTAGCTCGTGGTATTAAGGCTCGCAAGCGTTTCTACTTGAATGTAGTTGACCGCCGCGACGAAAAGGTTAAGATTCTTTCTGTGGGGCAAAAGCTCTTCGGTAAGATTCTTGATTGTTTCTTTGATGAAGACTTTGGAGATATCACTGACTTAAAAGAAGGTTGGGATTTTAAGATTGTAAAAGACACTCAAGGACAGTGGCCGAATTATGATAAGTCTGCTCCTAAACCAAAACAAAGTGAAGCAGGTACTGATGCTGAAACTGCGACTTGGATGGACGAACTTCATGATATTCACGGTCTTGTTAAAGTAGCAGACTATGAAGAGCTTAGGCAAATGATGATGTCTTTAACCGGACAGTCTGAGCCCAAAACGATTGCAGAAATCGAGGCTACGGCGTCAGAAGAAGATACTACCGAGGAAGATTACCTCTCACACTTAAAGAATCTTAAGGTCGACTAGTGAAAGAGAAGCGGAAGCTTAGAATTCTGGCATGCCCCTCTAACGAAGGGGGGTGTGCCTACTACCGTATTATAATGCCACTACAAAAGTTGGAAGAGAAGTGCGGGGACGAAGTAGAGATTAGATGGAACTCTAATCCGTTAGGGGCTGACCCCAAGACAGGCAAAACACTGCCGGATTGGAAGCCTACTGACTTTGAATGGGCTGACATTGTTTTTACCCAGAACATTCATAACTTTGGAGGTCATTACACTGTGAATATTTTAAAGTGTGCTTTTGACCACGGATGTTTCACCCACTTTGATACAGACGACTTACTTACAGATTTATATGAGGGGCACCGACTGTACAAAGTATACAAAGAACAAAAGTTAGATGAGATAACTAAGTTTATTTATAGTAATGTAGACTTGGTTACCGTTACTCAGCGAAAGTTTGCTGAGCGCATCATGCCTTATGTACGTAATGCATTGGTTGTGATTAAAAACGCAATCGACTTTAATCTACCAAGCTGGAATGTCCCTCGGATGTCCACTAAGCAGTGTAGAATCGGATGGGCTGGGGGTATCCACCACGACGTGGACGTTAAAGAGTTTGCCAGCGTACCTTTAGGAGTAAATTCTAAATGCGGGGTTGAAAATATTCATTGGGGATTCTACGGTAGACCGCCTATGCCTATGGAAGATGGGAAACCAAAACCTGACTGGCAACAAGATGTATGGGATGGTTATGAACGTACAATGACTATAGGCATGAAAGGCAAGAGAAAGAACTACGACATTTTCTTCGCTTTACCTACTCACGAGTACGGAAAAATGTTTTCTAACATGGACTTGTGTATAGCCCCCCTAGAACATAACGCGTTTAATGACTCTAAATCAGAGATTAAAGCTATTGAAGCAGGTCACTACGGACTCCCTCTGATTGCTACAAACACTGGCTGTTATGACGAGTTAATTGTGAACGGCGAAACCGGGTTTTTAATCGACCCCGAAAACAAAAGGAAAGATTGGGTCAATGCCATTTCTAAAGTAGTTAAGGATAAAAAACTACGTGACAGAATGGGGCGCAATTTAAAGAAGATTGTAGATAAAAATTACGATATTAATAATATTGTACAAGGACGTTTAGAGTTATACCAGCAATTAATGGATGCAAAAACTAAAGCTATGGAGATGCATAATGACAAAGCATTATCTTAGTATAGTTGCGTGTCTAAAGAATGAAGCGCCTAATATTGTAGAATGGTTAGAGTTTCATAAGTTGGTCGGCGCTGAACATTTCTACTTGTATGATAACGAAAGTACTGACAACACCAAAGAAGTTCTGCAGCCCTACGTAGACGCTGGGGAAGTATCTTTATTTTATACTGACATGGACAACTGTCAGTTTGCGTGTTATTTTAACGCGTGCCATGCATTTATGGACCAGAGCAAATGGATGGCTTTTATAGATTTAGATGAGTTCCTGTTTTCGCCCAAGGGAGATTTGGTAGAGCAGCTTAAAAAGTATGAAAATGTACCGGGTATAGCTGTTAACCAAGTATTCTTCGGTTCTAACGGACACTTAACAAGACCTGAGGGATTGGTAATAGAAAATTATACTAAGAAAGAAAAGGTACCAAACAAACACATTAAAACAATAGCTCAGCCGATGCACACCTTAGGACCAGCTATTAACCCCCACTCCTTCCTACACATGCAAGGGAGGTCAGTCACTGAAAATTTTAAGCCTATGGAACTTTTTATAAAGGGAGCTTTTACAGAAGAACATAGTTCTGAAGTTTTTCGTATTCACCACTACTTCTGCAAATCTAGAGAAGAAGCAGAAGTAAAATTAAACAGGGGTCGGGCGGATGTCCCAAAAAGAGACCCTATGTATCGTTACGGCACAGGGCTAGATGATTTTAGTTTTGATGATTATTGCGCTGGAGCAAACGATGTTGAAGATATGGCAATGTTAAAGTACGTACCAGAATTAAAGAGGATAATTGATGAAAGAGAAAATTAAAATTTTGACGGGGTGGTCTAACCCTGGAGGCTCTACCGTAGCTCTTATTAATTTATGTAACTTATTAAATGAAAGAGGTTATGACTGTACTATGTACGGTCCACACGGATGGCACATTAAACAGTGCAAGTCGGGATGGCTTAATGAATGCCCCTTAAACGAAGTTAACGAGCGATTGATTGTGCACTTTTTACGCTTGCCTGCGCGCCCTACGGAATCGGAGGCTGTTGTTTTGGCTTGTCACGAGAAGGACGTGTTTCCTATAAAAGATGTGCCGTGTTACTGGGACGAGACAGTCTTCGTATCGAAGACGCAGAAGGAATGGCATGGCACAGAAGGCGTGGTAATCCCTAATGTTATAGCGCCTCTCGCTCCCTCTAAACTAGTGGTCTTAGGTAAGCCCGCAGGTATTATAGGAAGTATAGACGAGAATAAGAATGTTCATGTATCAATCGAACGCGCCGTTAAGGACGGACACAAAGACATCAAACTATACGGCATAGTAACGGACCAGCCTTACTATGATAAGTATGTAAAGTCTTACGTAGAGGAAGGCACCGCTACGGTGATGGGGCACGAGGACAACAAACAAGAAATGTATGACTCAATCTCTTGTGTATATCACTCATCTAAAAGTGAAACTTTTAATCTAGTTAAAGCAGAGTGCAAAAAAACAAACACTCCGTACCACGGTCTAGACTCAGCTGAATCAGGGGCTGAGGACTGGACAGACTCCCAAATTTTAAACGCATGGAAAACCGCACTAAACTTGTCGTAACAGTAACCGGGATTCGTCCGGACTTTATCCGTATGTCCAAGGTGTTTAAAGCTTTGGACGACGACCCGGACATTGAACATGTCCTTGTTCATACAGGTCAGCACTATGATGAGCTATTGTCAGGGGTATTTTTTGACGAGCTAGACATTAGAGAGCCAGATTACAATTTAGCTATTGGTGACGGAGGATGTACGCATTACGAACAGCTAGGCAGAGTATCAACACGCCTTATTGAGTTGTTTAAAAAAGAAAGTCTTCACCCTCACGTCGTTATGTTTCTAGGAGATTCTAATTCGGTCGGGGCGGCTTTCCCTTTAAAGAAAGAAGGTTACAAGGTAGCTCATATAGAAGCGGGTATGAGGTCAGGAGATAAGAGAATGTTAGAGGAGATTAACAGGATTGTGTGCGACCACTGCTCAGACGTTCATTTCGTATATCACGAGGATTACAAACAGAACCTTCTAAGAGAGGGGTTACCGGAAGAAAACATCTTTGTAGTAGGTAATACTATCGTTGAACCTCTCTCAGAAATATGGGAACCTTCTACCCCCTCTAATGATTACATTTTAATGGATATACATAGACCAGAGAATTTCAAACACTCTCATAGAATGTCACGTATTATGCTATTTGCTAATAAATGTGCCGAAAGGTTTGGAGTTCCTGTAAAAATGGTAGCATGGGGCAGGACGTTATCTGCCTTGGAACCGTTGAACATGGGTAATGTAGAGTTATCCCCATTGATGTCTTATAAAGATTATATAAAAGCTCAGTGGAATTCTAAATTTATAATCTCTGATTCAGGCACGGCACAAGAAGAACCTTCCTTAATGCACGTCCCTGTTATAGTACCTCGGGATTTTACCGAGAGACCTCAATCTGTTGAGCATGGATGTTCCTACATGCTGAAGGTAGATGATATGGACTCATGGGAAGAGCCTATCCGCTGGGTAGAAGAGTGGGAAGGTTGTTATAGCCGTTGGCTCGGAGACGGGAACACATCACAGGAGATAGTAAAATGCTTAAAGTCTCGATTGTAATGTCTTACTATAACCGCAGGGCACAGTTCCTGCGGACGTTATCTACTATACAAAAAACTAAGTATACGAATTACGAAGTTATTGTTGTAGATGATGGTAGTGTAGAAGAGCATAGGTTAGAAGATGTAGACGGTATAAAGTTAATACGGACAGAGCCGGAAACGAAAAATTACATTAATCCTTGCATACCTTTTAACAGAGGGTTTAAAGAAGCCACAGGAGATATTGTTATCTTACAAAACCCCGAGTGTTTGCATTTAGGAGATGTTATATCTCATGCGAAGGATAACGTTACTGATGAAAATTATATTTCTTACGAGTGTTACTCGTTCGACGAATTTATAACTAAAAGGTTGCCGGACGATATAACCCACGAAGGAATGGATAGGATAAAGAGCATCCTTCCCCAGTTACCACAGCAACCTCCCGAAGCAGGGCAGTGCGGGTGGTATAATCACAATAATATAAAACCTACGGGGTATCACTTTACATCTGCTATAACAAAAAAGAATCTGGACACTTTAAAAGGTTTCGATGAGCAGTTTGCTCATGGCATAGGATTTGATGATGATGAGTTTTTGGCTAGAGTGAAGCATCTCGGTCTCGAAGTTGTCATACCTTCAGCCCCGCCTATGTCTGTTCACCAATGGCACTATTCGTCAGGTGGATTTGAGGCGGAAGCAAGTAAAGACTGGAGCTTATTTCATAGGAACAGGGCTCTGTACGAACAATTAAAAAATAGTTTAAAATGAAAATAGTCGGATTTTGTCAATTACACAACGAGCTCTCTAACGGTAACCTAGAGAATTGGTTTAAATGCATGGAAGTATGTGATTACATATACATCTATGACCAGAACTCTACTGACGGCAGTAAAGAGTATTATAAGAAGTTTGATAATGTAGTAGTTATTGAATCACCTATTAACGATTACGAGAATGAACGTATTTGTAAAGGTACACTTCTGAAAAAACTTCTTAAGGAGCATCCCGACACTGACTGGATTTACTGGATAGACGGTGATACTATGATGGACGGTAGGTTAATAGGCAACAACGGCTATTACTTACGAGACCTTTGCAGGCATTGTTCGGAGCAGAATATTGACGGTATTTACTTTGGTCACTTAAACTTGTGGAGAAGCGATGTCTGGGTTCGCACTGATAATAACTATGATATGTTTGATAGAGACGGTAGGCGAGCACTATGGAGAAACAATGGTAAATTGTATTTTCATGAACAAGCAGGTTTGCATGGCAGAAACCCTGATATGACAGATGCGCAAGAGCCTATGGGCATGGAGAGAAGTATACGTGTTCCATTTACCCTTGTTCACCGTGGGTTTGCTGACGACAAGCAGCTTGTAGGTAAATATGAAAACTACAAAAGCAGAGGGCAGGAAGGAGAATCGTTAGACCGGATAATAGATGAACGAGGTTTAACTGTACAACCTATTCCGCCCGGTATTCTACCTCATTGGATTGAGCCTAAAGATGTACAGGACCC